TGGGTACTCGCCAACCCGCGCGAAGTGGTCGAAGTGCCCATGCCCGGCAAGTTGAACCTGTGGCACATTGACGAAGCGCTGGTCGAGCACGTGTAACCGGCAAGCGCACAAACAGAGAGCAGCGCGTGCGCCGCCTTCACCGGGCGGCGCACGCGCGTAACCGCTCGCGACATGCTGCGGGCGATAGCATATAGCCGCGACGAGTAGACACATCCGCTACAGGAGTAGCCTGCGTGGAGATTGTCTCTGTCCCGATAACCAGCCTGTCACCGCACAGCAGGAATTACCGCTCCCACTCCGAGGCCCAACTCGCCCACTTGCAGGCCAGCCTGCAGGAGTTCGGCTGGGCGCGCAACGTGGTAATCTCCAGCGACAACGTGATCCTGGCGGGGCATGGCATCGTGGAGGCCGCGCGGCGCAGGGGCGAGACGGAAGTGCCCGTGCATCGGCTGAACCTGCCGAGTACGGACCCGAAGGCCGAGAAGTTCATGGTCTTGGAGAACGAGGTCAGCAGGCTTGCGGAGGACGACGAGACGCAACTCGCCGCGCTGCTCGCCGACGTGCAGAGCACGGAGGGGCTGGACGGCACCGGGTGGGACGACGGGGCGCTTGACGCGCTGATCGGGGAGATGGCGAAGCAGCAACCGTACTCGCCGAATCTACAGCCGGAGCTGGCAGACAAGCAGTATACCGATGGCGACATAGACAAGGAACAGCAACGCTTGGCTGGGCAGTATCAGAAGGAAAAGGACCTTGTTGAGATTACCTGCCCGCACTGCGGAGGCGAGTTCTTCATTGACAAGTGAAGAGGTAGCACAGGCAATCAAGGAACACGCATGGATATACGCAAAGACCATGCCGCAGAACCCGCATGAGTATACCCTGCGCAAGCAGTGGGGAGACGATGCGCTCTTCGATGCTGTAGTCACCCACATCCGGGAGCACGGGTATGAGACAGTCTACCAGGGGCGCAAGTACATTCAACTTGACGTGGGCGAGTTCTTCTACTGGACGATGGGCTCACCGTTGAAGGATACCATTCTGATCAACCGCAAGCGGCTAACCGGTTACACGCCGGAACAGATAGCAGAGTTGAAGGAGATCCGCCGGTGACGCCAGGGTACGATGACATAGCGGAGGTCTACGACAGCCTGTTCACTGACGAGGAAAGCCTGTTGGAGAACCAGGCGGTCTTTGCGATGATCGGGGATATGTCAGGCCTGAGCGTGCTTGACGTGGGGTGCGGTACCGGCCTGTTACTGGATTACGCGCAGCCAGCATCTTACCTCGGCATTGACCCGTCTGAGGGTATGCTCAGGCAGTTTGCACGATTGCACCCTGAGAACGTAGTCAAGGCTACGCTTGCGGAATACGCTAGCGGCAACGGACACGCGCACTTTGACTTGGCCGTCGCGTTGTTCGGGGCTGCCAGTTACCTGAGCGCAGTTGAGTTGAGTACGCTAAAGACGCTGGCGGGGCGGGTCTTCGCTATGTTCTACAAGCAGGGGTACACGCCGGTGACCTACCTGCGCACCGGGGTCTTCGTTGAGCAGGAGTGGTCAGACCCGCGCTGCCTGGGGGAGCCTACCGCGGAGATCGGGAACTTCGTGGTGGTGGACACTAGATGAAAGTCTACCTCGCGCAGAACGTCTGGGACGCCGCGCTTGACCGTATCAGCTGGCTATTCGACGAGTTCCCTGAGGTCATCGCCTGCATCTCTGGCGGAAAGGACAGCACGGTCATTCTGAATCTCTGCCTACAGGTAGCTAAGGAGAAGGGCCGCCTTCCGCTGTCAGTCTTTTTCATTGACCAGGAGGCCGAGTGGGCAACGGTCATTGACTACATCCGCGCGGTGATGAACAGGCCGGACGTGAACCCGATCTGGTTACAAGTCCCGCTCAGGCTCTTCAACGCGACATCCAATACCAACCAGTGGCTGCACTGTTGGGAGCCGGGGGCGCAGTGGATGCGAGAGAAGGAGCCCAACAGCATCCACGAAAACACATTCGGGACGGACAGATTCGCGGAGATGTTCGGGGCCTGGTTGAAGACTGAGCGTAAGGGGCAGTCGGTTGCGCAGGTATCAGGAGTGCGCTGTGAAGAGAGCCCCACGCGAATGAATGGCATAACGCACGGAAACGTGTACAAGGGGCGGACGTGGGGGAAGGTCTGGAATCGGAAGCATGGGCATTTCGCATTCTACCCGATCTACGATTGGTCATACACAGATGTCTGGAAAGCAATCCATGACAACGCATGGGACTATTGCAGCATCTACGACGTGATGTACCAGTATGGGGTCCCGGCGACGAAGATGCGTGTCTCAAATGTCCACCACGAGACAGCGGTGTGGGACCTGGAATACCTGCAGGAGATGGACCCGGAGACATGGAGCGCCCTCACCGAACGGTTGTCAGGCTGTAACGCTGTGGGGCAAATGCAGGGTCAGTGGTTCATCCCGGCGGAACTCCCGTGGATGTTCAATGACTGGAAAGAGTATCGGGATCACCTCTGCGAAAACATGCTGACTGACCCGCAGGCGAGGGCCAAGATGCGTGCGCTGTTTGAGCGCGGGGAACGTACAATAGCTGACCAGTACCACGAGGCCATGTACAAAGTGCAGATCGCGATGGTGCTGGTGAATGACTTGGAGGGAACTAAGTGGGCAAGTTGGTCAGTAGCGCACCTGAATTGGCATCGGGCACGCAATCCGCAGACCTCTCCAAGCATCCGGTAAGCGCCGTCAAGTGGGTACCGCTTGAGCAGGTAGAGCCCAACGACTACAACCCGAACAGCGTGGCACGGATAGAGATGGGCCTGCTGCTAACGTCCATCCTGCACGACGGGTACACGCAGCCGGTCGTCACGATCTACGACGCCGACCGGGACAAGTACGTGATTGTGGACGGCTTCCACCGCTACTTCGTCATGCTGTCCAACGAAGAGGTACGAGCGTCAACTGGAGGGCTGCTCCCGGTTGTGGTCATAGATAAAACCATCAGCGAACGCATGGCCTCAACAGTCCGGCACAATCGGGCGCGTGGCAAGCACAGCGTGCAGGGTATGTCGAGCATGGTCTTCAAGATGCTTGACGACGGGATGACCGACGCACAGGTATGCAACGAACTCGGGATGGAGCCGGAAGAACTCCTGCGGCTGAAGCATATCACCGGGTTCTCTAAGCTGTTCGCGGATCGGGAGTACAACAAGTCGTGGGTGACGCGCAGCCAAATAAGGGTGCGTCAAGAGTACGAAACGCAAGCGCCGGAGGGCGCGTGAACGATATGCCACGCAAAGCAAAACCGACGCCGAAACTGCTGGAGCGCGCGGTTGAAGGAACTGAAGAAAACGATGCGCGCCTTGCCGAGTACAAGGCGGGCTTGAAGTTGCTGGACCCGGAAGACCGCCGCAAGCGCATTCAGGCAATGATCGCGGCGCAACCCCGCGTGCAGGCGGCGACCCTCGCGGAACTGTTTGGGGTCTCGGAAAGCACCATCTACCAGGACATGATGGCCCTGCGCGACGAGGCCCGGCAGCGGTTCGCCGGGGACCCGGACGTGCGCGCGGACCTGTTCAAGACCTTCGAGGACATCCGCGATGCGTCGCTCAGTGACGCGGTATTGGTGCCCGCCGACAATCCCGCCCGAAGCGCGCACAGGCGCAATGCGCTATCTGCGCACAAGGACCTGATCGACGTGATGTTTCGGTGCGGCTGGGTGGCAGAGGTGCCGAAGCGCCACGAACTCACCGGGGCGGGCGGCGGGGCGCTGCAGGTGGAAACCAAGTCCAGCCTTGCGCTACTCGCCGACCCGGAAGCCTGCGCACTCGCGACGCAGCTAATCAGCCGTCTCTCAGGCGGCGAGGAACAGATCGATGGACCCGAAGCACCTCACGAGGGATCAGAGGATTGAAATAGCCCGGCAGACGCCTGCGGGTCTTGCATGGGTGTTGTCGGATGGCCGTTGGCATTGCGCGCCGCACCATGCACTCCTGAACCTGCGGCTCATGGACCTCGCGGCACGGCGCATCAAGCGCCTTGCGGTCTTCATGCCTCCGCGTCACGGGAAGAGCCAACTCTGTAGCCGGTACTTTCCGGCATGGCTGCTCGGGCAGATGCCGGATGAACGGATCATCCAGGCAGGCTACGGGAATACATTCGCGGCCACCTGGGGGCGGCATACCCGGAACGCGATTGACGAGGCCCACAAGCTCGGGGTCTTCGGCGTGCGCGTGGACCCGGCGAAGTCCAGCGCCGACGAGTGGGAGATACTCGGGCACGATGGCGGCATGTACTGCGTCGGCATGGGCGGCGGTGTCACCGGGCGCGGCGCGGACCTTCTCACGATTGACGACCCGGTGAAATCCCGCGAGGAGGCGGACAGCCTCACGTATCGGGAGAAGAACTGGAACTGGTACACGGATGACCTGTACACGCGCCTGCACCCTGGGGCGCGCGTTTTGCTTGTGGCTACGCGCTGGCACCACGACGACCTGCCAGGGCGCATCATCGCCCACGACCAGGGGCGCGAAGACTGGACGATCATCAACCTTCCGGCTCTCGCCGAGGAGAACGACCCGCTCGGGCGTGCGCCGGGTGAAGCCCTCTGGCCCCAGCGTTACGACATTGCGGCACTTGAGGACAGGCGGGCGACGCTGGGCAGTTACGGGTTCGCGGCATTGTACCAGCAGAGGCCCGCGCCGCGCGAAGGCGGCATGTTCAAACGCCACTGGTTTGAAATCGTGGACGCGGCCCCGGCGATTGGCGACAAGGCGCGCGGATGGGACCTTGCAGGCACAGCAGAGGGCGGCGACTACACGGTGGGCGTGCGGGGCGTCAAGAATGGGCGCTTCTACATTGACGACGTGCGGCGGGAGCAACTCGGGCCTGCGGGCGTGCGCGACCTGATACGGGTCACTGCACAGCAGGACGGGAAGCAGGTGCGTATATCGATACCGCAAGACCCTGGGCAGGCGGGCAAGGCGCAGACGCAGGAACTCGTCAAGCTATTGGCAGGACATATCATCCACGCATCGCCAGAGACGGGACCGAAGCACCTGCGGGCGGAGGCGTTCGCCGCGCAGTGCGAAGCCGGGAACGTGGCATTGGTGCGTGGGCCGTGGAATGAAACGTTCATCGATGAGTTCTGCAACTTTAACCCGGACGTGAAGGACCAGCAGGACGACCAGATCGACGCGACGTGCCGGTGCTTCACGGCGTTAACGGACGCAGCGGGGCTCGGCGGTATCTCGGCAGGCTACATAGAGAGGCAAGCATGAGACTCTGGCCGCTCACAAAACAGGCGCGCCAGGCAGTCGCGGCGGCAGGCGACGTGCCCTCCGTGTCCCCGGATACGCCGGTCATCAGCGTCGCCAGCAGTTCGCGCAGTTACGACAGCCCATTGGGTATTGTCGGCACGAACACGCTGAAGCAGGACGTTGACCTCGCGGTCTACGACAGCCTGATCCGGGCGTTCCCGTTCCTTGACGTGGGCCTGCGCAAGCTCGCTCGCATGATCGTGCCGTTCACCGTCAAGTGTGACAATGAAGCCACCGAGACCGCGCTGAACGAGTGGATAGGCAACTGCGTTGTCGAGGACGTCTTCCGTGGCATTACGCCGTTCACGCGGCCTTACGTGCGGCAGGCTTTGCAGTACGGCCATGCGGCTGGCGAGATCGTGCTGTCTGAGACGAAGCGCGACATTGCCGGGCTGACGGTCATCGACGCGAAGAAGGTCCGGCTCATCCGCACGGAGGAAGGCCTGCAGGTCGGGGAGCGCAATGCCCTTGGGCAGGAGATCATCTACCCGGACCAGTCGCTCATCCTGTACTCGGCTTTGAACAAGGAAGGCGACGACCCATTGGGCGTCAGCCTCCTGCGGTCAATCCCGTTCGTCTCGGACATTTGCCTGCGCATGGAAAACGCGGTGCGGCAGATGTGGCAGCGGCACGGGGCACCGAGTTTCCTGATTCTGCATACGGTGGACAGCGACATCCCGGTAAGTGACGAGCAACTCTCCGCGCGGCGTTCCGCGATAGAAAGCGCCTGGCACGACAGCCAGAAGGCGCGGCGCAATAACGAGGGCATCATCGACTTTACGGTGGCCTTGCAGGGCGGGCTGACCTTCCAGTCCATCGGCGCTGACGTGAAGGAGCTTGAGTTCTCGAACACGTATCGGGCGCTCACTGAGCAGATCGTGTCCAGCGTCGAACTTGCGCCGTTCATGCTGGGCTTGCAGTGGAGCACCACGGAGCGCCTGTCACAGCAGCAGGCGGACGCGATTATCGGCGCGATTGACGACTTCCGGGCGGAACTAAAGCCGGACTTCGAGCGCGTCATCGACTGGGTGCAGAGGGTCAAGGGGTGGCGCGGCAATGCCTATGTCGACTGGGAAGATGTCAACCTCCAGGACAGGCGCGAGACGGCGGAGGCCGAGCGCGTGAAAGCGGTTGCCGACACCACGCGTTTGCAGTATGCGCTGACAGCCTGGGCGAATGGGTTCATCGACCAGGACGGCGCGGCTGAAATGGCTGGCTTTGAAGACCCGGTGGTCACTGCAATGGACGCGCCGGTCATGCCGGGCGCGGCGGGCGGCAATGCGAACGCAGGCGCAGACGCGGCGGCGCAGGCGCTTTGGGGCGCGTATCCGATGGGAGGACGTGACTAATGGCGATCAAATACGTGTCCAGCGCGCTCATCGCGGATGCCGCGCCCACGGCGGGTTCCGCGTCTACCAGCGGCGAGCATGACATCGGCGACGATACCCTCGTTCGCGGGGCGTGGATATTCACCACGCTCGGGGCGACGGCACTTGCGGCAACACCCACTGCTGGCAAGCCGCGCTTTGTGGTCAAGCTCCTGCCGGACGGCATCGTGAACACGGGCACCGCGCACAGTGACGACGTCTTGCACTAGTACGAGCACAACGTGACGAAGAACGCGGCACACAGGTGGGCGGATTTCGTGCCGGGTCCGCTCCCGCGTAGGTTCAAGGTCTCAGTGCTGAACCTGACGGGCGTGAACGTGACGGCCTCCCAGTTGGACGTAGCGATTGAGTACGTCAAGGAGACGGCGTAAGCGATGGGCCGCAAGCTGGGCGCATTGAAACCGGCGCGCTTCCCGGAGATCGCCGCTCAAGAGCGGCGTTTGTGGGAAGCTATCGGAAGCGTCTGGCAGGCGGCAGGGGAGTATATCTGGAAGGCGGCACGCTTCAAGGGCAGTTTCGACGCAGCGGAGCGGTTTGAGTTCACGCCGGAACTGAGTGACGCGCTGGTCCGCGCCGGGCGTCATATCGAGGATAGCATACTCGGTCATGCACGGGACCCGGAGGCATTCACGCGGCCCAGTAACGCGGAAATCGACGTGAACACGCCGATATACAAAGGCAAGCCGCTTCTGCCGGGTGAACTGCGGACGGCATTGACAACCGGCCTGGATCGCGCCACGCGGGAGATCGGCGACGACGCGGCGCGCCTTCTCGGGCCGCGTTTGGAGGAAGCGCGGGAGCAACTGTTCCGGCGCGCCTTCGAGCGCCTGAGTGACGGGGCGCGGGTGAAGATCGGGGACATCCTGACCGCCGAAGACCTGCAGGGCGGCAGCATTCGCGACCTGCTATTGCGGGCGATGGAGAATGGCGAGAACCCGCTGAAAGTGGCGCGGGACCTGCGGGCAAAGTTCGCCAATGTGCAGAACTACCAATGGGCGCGCCTGTCGCGGACGGAGATCGCCTTCGGGCAGAACTTCGCAATGGAGCGCCAGTATGGGGAGGCAGGCTACGTCCTGCCGCGCAATGCGGGCGGCGAGAATATCGCCACGCCACCCTTCCATCCGAACTGTGTCTGTGGTCTCACCATCGAC